TGATGATGTTATTATAGAGTCTTTCCAAGTTTCTTTTGACCCAACGTCAAGAGATCTTGCAGGTGATTCATTATTTATAGTTGACGTTCTTGCTTTATATTCTAGTGTTCTAAGAGCAGAAATGCAACTAGCAAGCGAATCATATTCACCTGGATATTATAAAATTGTTCATATTTACGACAAGAATATTGGTGTTGTAACTGCTAACATTACTTCAGGTTCAGCAGAAATTACAGATAACAAGCAAGATTTTTCAGCTTGGGATAAAGACCCAGAAACAGGCTATTGTAATTATGTAGTTATTGCAAAAGATGCTAAAGGCGTTGAGGTCTGGGGTTGGTTAGGTTCATCAGCTAGTTATACCGACAATGTTGGATGTCATGTATTCAATAACAGAGATTTGACTATAGCAACTCAAGAATGGAATGGTAACACTACAGATTTTGATGTTAACTCAGAAATTATTTATACGATTAAACAAGCATATGGTAGTGTTGCATCAGCTTTCACATCAGCTGAACCAGTTCCATTAAAGAAAGGTAGTGATGGTAGTTTATTAGATTCAGTTGGAAATCTTGTTACAGCAGAAGCTACAACTCTATTAGCTCAAGGATATGCTGGTATAATTGACGATCAAGTTCTAGATACAGAAAATATTTATTATACTTTAGTATTTGATTGCGGTTATCCAACAGATGTAAAAACACAAATTAGTACTCTTGTTCAAACAAGAAGAGATTGTGTTGCTATCCTAGATAATGGAGACAATGTTTCTGTTAATGCAGCATTAGCAAAAAGAAATACTGACCATACATTTAATACTTATTTTATTGCTCTTTATGAATCTTACAATAAAGTATTTGATGTATTTACTGGTCAAGACGTATGGTTCTCACCAATTTACCATATGGCTTATATTTTACCAAGAAATGATAGTGTTGCAGAACCATGGTTTGCAGCAGCTGGTTATAATAGAGGAGCAATTGATACAATTAAAGAATTAAGATTTAATCCAAGATTGGGTCAAAGAGATCAGCTATATAGAAAACAAATTAACCCAATAGTTAAATTCAACCCAGGTTATGTAGTTTGGGGTCAGTTGACTACTCAAGCAAAACCAAGTGCACTACAAGACTTAAATATAGTTAGATTAGTACTTTATATTAAACGAGCATTTGAAGATTTCTGTAAATTCTTTATTTTTGAACAAAATGATGAAATTACATGGGGTCAAGTATCTGCACAACTAGTTGCATTCTTAGAAAATATTAAGAGCAGAAGAGGTTTATATAGTTATTCAGTAGAAGTTGGTGCTACAGATTATGAAAAGAAAACAAAGAAATTCCATATTAATGTTATTCTACAACCAACAAGAGTTGTTGAACAAATTGAATTGAACTTCTTCATTCAATAATTAGATACAAAAAAAATTGGCCACCTAGACTAAAAATCTAAGTGGCCAATTTTTTACGTCGATTCTTCTAGTTTTATTACTCTTTCTAAATAAGTTTCTATTAATTCCATATCATTAACTAATGCGAAAATATTAAGAGTAATAAATCTCGCAACTGCATAACGGCCTCTAATTGTTTCTATAAGTCTCATATAAGTTGTAGTATAATTTGGAACTTTTTGAATAATCAATCCTAGCTCGTCCAGCACATCAAGAATAACCGCAATAGTGAAATTGGGAGATTTTCGATGATCGTCAAAATATCGATCACTAAGAATAGTATCCATTGAAAAATATGGAGAATTTAGTAGAAAATTTATAGTATCTGTTATTTGTTTACAATTAATTTCCTCTCGTGGACTAATGTATTTATATATATCAAAATCTTTTGGAACTGCTATTATAGATATTAAACAAATACTTCTTCCATCCTCAGAATTGCTATCCATATCGTTAGGATTGAATCTTTCTTTTTCCATTAATGGTGACTCACTCTTATATGTCTAAGTTTATAGAATACATTGTTATGTTCTAGTTCAGCATAAATTCCACCTTGTTCATCCCCATACTTAAAGACATATAGATATTGTCCATGATTGTCTTTTGCAAACTGATCTGCTACTACTAAAGCACGAGATTGTTTTTGTAATCGCTCTTGATCGAAATAAGCATCTGACCATCTTCTATTATTTCGAAGTTCTTCCACAGTTATTCCTTTTTCTTTTGCAAACGCTTTTTCTGTAAGATTAAAGTCTTTGTAAACTCCATCATAATATCCATAGGTTAATTCTTCAGTCAATTTATTACGAATTTGTTTATTATCTAGTGAAATTTTCTTTACTTTTTTATCTTGTTCTATTGCATCTTTGAAAATTATTTTAGCATGAGCATCGTTCATTATAAACTCTTTTATATATTGTAACGTTTTTATTCTTTTTGGAAATGCAACAAGAAATACTGATGAACTAGAATTTGTAATAAAATCTGTTATGATTTTCATTTAATTTCCAGTCATTTTTTGATACATTCGATATCTATGAAGAATTACAATAAAGTAAAGAATAATTCCAATCACCGCTGTATAATAAGCGAAAATTGAAATTATAAAATTTATTCCAATTAAAATAAAAGTAGCAACAATCATGTGATTAGTTAAACCAGATTTGATATCTCGGATATTCATTCCTACTGGAAGAAAAATTACAAAAGTATAGAGTCCTATTAAGTAAGGATTTCCTGTAAAAGATATTAGTATTGTTCCAATTATGATAGATAGAACTAATAATACAATTTCAAATCCTGTTATTGATGGAAATTGTAATCTAGAAGAAAACTGGACATTCTGTTGCATATTTTTCTAACCTTTCTCTCACGTAAAGAAATTGACTGGATTTGTTCCAAATATCTGCTATACCAGTTGTTATTGGCACCGCGAATTTGGGATTAGCAAAACTACATGGTAATGCTTTCATTGATGGAGTAATATACATTGAAAATCTTGATGCTTCGCATGGTCTAAGAATGGGTTTATATTCTTCAAGAATTTCTTTAGAGACACTTTTCATAATATGATTTGCAAAGCAACTATCAACTCCAACTTTTGTTTTAACATCTTTAACAAATAGTAATTCAGATACAACTGAAATTTGTTCTGGAGTTGGAATTAATTGTGTTAAATTTTTTCCTTTTCCTTGAGGTTTAAATAACAAAATAACAACAGCATTTATCTTTTTGATATCTACCTTTCCTTTCCAAGGATTATTTCCAGAAAGTAAATTTGTTATTTTTTCACAATTCGGATTGGTAAATATGGTATGAATATTGGTCAAAATTCCAGAATTTGTTAATTTGTTTATTGCAGTATAGGTAAATGGTTTATCATAATCACTAACAGCTACTGCCCCACATAATTTTGAAATTTGAACTTCTTTATCGGTTAATCCTTTTCCACTAGTTGAGTAGTTTGGAACAACTTTATTCTTTCTGCAATATTCAAGTATCTCTTTAAATTTTGGATGTTTATTTGGGTCTCCTCTACCTCCTAAAGCTACTTGAGGAGTATGATCTTTTACATCATCAATAATTCTTTTAAAATTATCTAAACTCATATGGTTTTCTTTTGTTGAACCTTGATAACAAAAATTGCAATTATTACTACAGTGCCCCATTATTCCAATGTCTAATAAGCTTGGAAAATTAAGGACTGTTGGATCTGGATTTCCATTCAACCCCTGAATAACTTGTAATCCTGTTTTAGAATTAAATAGAATAAAATACTTGTCACCAACTACGAGTTTATCAAATTTTAATTCCATTTATCCCCCTTAAAAAAAATATAATTGATACTATTAGTTATTAATATATATAGTTTCTTTTATTTACAATATGATAGATCTTTTAGAACAAAATATAAACTAACGTCTAGATGGTTTCTAATAAATGAAAAGAGAATCAGTTTTCCCAGTGGATTCATTTCCAGCCTTCGGTAAAAGGACAGTGTTGCGTACTCTTTATCCAAGAACAGATGAAAATTTAGATGAAGAAACAGAATATAGAAAAAGAGTAATGATTGATTTAGATGGAACTATACATAAATATTCCCAAGGATATTCAGATGGAACAATTTATGATAGACCGTTTGAAGGTGCAAAAAGAGTTATTGATTATTTAAAAAATCTTGGATATGAAATTGTAATTTTTACAACTAGGGCATCAGAAGAGAATGCAAAACAATTTAATTATAATCTAGATGAAGAGATTGGTAAAATTAAAGATTGGTTAATTAAATACAATATATATTTTGATAGAATAACTGCGGAAAAACTAGCTGCAGATTTTTACATTGATGATAAAGCTATAAATATCCCAAATGGAGACTGGGATACAGTATTATATGTTATCAAGAAAAGGTTAGAGTATAAAGAATAGGAGGTAGAACTAAAATGAAATATGCATTTGCTCAATTAGCAAGTAATATTGCTACAAGAAAATTTGGAGGTACAAACGTTGGTGTAGCAGACCCCTATGTTACTGGTTATCATTATATTTGGTTCGAAAGTCTTCCTCCTGGAATTGTTCAATATATCCAAGGAGGAAATTCATTAGTTTCTAATATAAATGATATCCAAAAAATTCTTTCTGCTACCTGCCTGAGTGTTACTCCTCCTGGTGGAACTCTTAATACAGTAGAGTTTACTGGGCTTGGTGGTGTTAAATGGGCAGTTCCTGGAAATATAGATTATGGTAATGAAGTTTCAATTAAATTCTTCGAGTTTAATAAAACACCATTACTGGATATTATGCATGGTTGGGTAAAAATGATTAGAGATTATAGAGTTGGTGTATCTAATCTAAAAGATGGAGATGATGGTAGTGGCTATACAAAGAAAACCTATGCATCTCTTCTATATTATTGGACTACCGCACCAGATGGTTATACAGTAGAGTATCATGCCTGTTATGATGGAGTATTTCCAAAGAAAGATCCTCAAGATTTGTTTGGAAGCGACGTTGAAACAGTTGGAAGATTAGACGTAGAAATACCTTTCAATGTTGATTATACATGGCATGAAGATTGGACTTTAAGAAAGTGTCAAACTTTAGCTAATAATTTTTCTAGTGCAATTGAAGCTGTTAAGAAATATGGTCAAACTCAATCTGGCCAAGGTTAATAATTTTTTTGAATTTCTACAATAGAGTAGAATGAAAGGAGGTAGAGATGTTTACATCGTTTAATATTAAGTATCCTGAGTACGAGGTAATAACACCACAAACAAATTTATCTTTTACTCTTCGTTCTCTTACTGTACAAGAGGAAGAAAGATTAAAAGGAAGTTTCATGACACCGAATAGAATTGCTGAACATTTAAATAAATGTTTATTTGATGCTATAGTTACAAAGCCAGAAAAAATTACAAATTATGATACTTTTCTAAGAAATATTACTTTAAAAGATCGTGACGTTTTAATCTATGGTTTATTTCATATTACTTATGAAGAAGTTAGAAATTATCAAGTTAAATGTACAGGGTGTGCTAAAGAATATCCTATTACAGTTGAGGTTTCAAAGACATTCAATTTTAATAAATATACAGGAAAAGATATTTTACAAGAAAAATTAAAAGTAGATTTACCAGTGTCTAAAGGAGTTTCTGCTTATGTAAAACAACCTACATTATTTGATGAGGCAGCTACTACAAAAGAACTTAGTGGAAGACCTGGAATAAATCTAGATACTATAACTGAAATTTTAATTATTGATAGATTTGAACAAGATATCGAAAAGCAAGTTACCCCAGTTGTAATAAACGATAAGCTAGATATTCTTGAAGCATATTTATCTTTACCTGCAAGGGACAAGAGAGCTATATATGGAGCTTATGAAGATACTTTTGGAAAATATGGAATTACTTTAAAGATGAAAAGCTATTGTCAATTTTGTGGTAAAGATGATATATTTGATATTGATTTAGTGGAAAGCTTTTTTCGTTCACTGTATTCAGCCAGATGAGGTAGATAGTTTTCGAACTCATTTTGCTGAAGATATATTTGTTTGTATGGAACTTAGTGGTCAACCTTATTCTGCAATAGAACAGATGCCTTATAAGAGAATGATTGACTATTTAAAATGGAAGACCAAACTAGAAGAAGACAAAAATAAAAAGTTCGAGGAAGCTACACTAAAAAAAGGAAAACATGGCAAACTTATTAGATAGATTTAATAAAGCTGTAGTAGGAGCAAGAGGAAAAATTGCTGACTATTTGCCTAAAGTAGCTCCTAGTGGAGATTTTAAAAGAGTTACTGATATTGAAACCATTTTAAACTCATGGACAAATATTTTAGTTACTCCTACTAGATCATATATTTGGGATCCTGCTTATGGAAGTGATCTATATAAAATGGTTTTTGAACCTGCCGATGAATTAACCATTGAAAGAATAAAGCAGGAAGTTTATGATAAATTAACTAGATATGATGACAGAGCCAGCATTACAAATATTGAAGTTTTATTTGGAAATAATTCAAAAACATTTACTGTTAATATTTTCGCAACTTATAAAGATAAACCTGCTAACCTTTCTGTTGTTATTGATGAATCTGTATATTTCAAATTTTTTGAGACAACTTCTTAATGGAGAATTACAATTATGGATGATTTAACCAAACAAGTTATTTTAGAAATATCAAGGGACTATTTGGTTGATGTTGTTCTTGAAAGTCCATCTCTGTATGAAAAATTAACTTTCAAAGAGCATAATGAACTATTAGAATTCGCTGCAAATATTGACTATGAAGATTTAGGTGATATATTAAATGAAGATATTAGAGCATTTGAAAGTAAGTTTAAAAAATATTTGAAATATGGTTTGGCTGGTATCGTTTCTATGATTTCTGGATTTGGTCTTACTGGACCGATGTTTGCTTTATATATGTTTAGAAAAGCAAGCGATCCATGTGAAAAAGCATGTATAACGAAATTTCCATTAAGTAAACAAAAGAAAATTTGTAAACTACGTTGTCAACATGCAGCTACAAGAAAAATTATAGGAGAATTACGAGGCGAAGTAGCAAGATGTAATGAGTTTCCCAATCCTCAAAAATGTGCACAAAAATTACAAAAGATATATATTACATGGGCTAGGAGATTTCAAGAACTAACTGTAAAATTAAGACAAGCAGAAGCTGGTCTTGGAGAGCAAACAGACCTTGATAAATATGCAACAAAATTGATAGAAAATTTGGGTTTAAGCAAGAAAAAAGTTCTAAAAATACTTGAAGAAGATTCTTTTATCAGAAAATCTCTTACATTTAAAGATCATTTATTATTATATGAAGCAATAAAAAATGTTAAAGAACAACAATTCAGAGTAGACCCTGATATAGCAAAAATAGATGAAGAAGACCCAACAAAATCATCTAAGTGGAATAAGGTAATTGAACTTGTTCTTGCAGCTGCAGCAACTCCAGTTCCAATACCAGGACTAACTTTAGCAGTATTATACATTTTTAGAAAACTTACTGATAAGTGTTTAAGAGCATGTATTCAACAACGAAAATATTCTCATGATTTATGTTATGCACAATGTAGATATAATTCATGTAAGAAAGCTGTTCAAATTTTAGAAATGAATTTAAAGAAATGTGTAAAAGATGAAAAACCAAAGAAATGTTATAAACAAGTTTTTAAATTATTAGAAAAATGGAAACAGGATGAGGTAGAGTTTAAAATCAAATATGAAACAGCTCTGGCTGCTGAGAAAGCTAAATTTGAACAAATGAAGAAAAAAGAAGAAGAAAAGAAAAGAGAAGAACAACAAAAAGCTAAACAGGGACAACAATAATGCAAAAGTATGAGAGACTTTTTTACTATATTCACGAGTATCAAAGTCTATTATACGATTTCTATAGCAAAAGCGCAGTTCCATTCTTAGTGACATATTTAAATTTTAATATGAGAACTATAAATTGGGAAGATGAAAAATTATTTGGTGGTCCTTATGAATGGGGACAAGAATATTCCATGGGTTTAAAAAGAAATAAAATTCTTTTATTACCCGTATTCTTTATTGAAGAGTATTCTACATCTTTTGATGCTCAAGACGTAGGGTATATTAAACTAAATGAAAGTAGCTGTGTAATTCCTAGTGTATATGGAATTGTTCCATACCCACATGATGTATTAAAATTAGAACAGTCTTATATGAGACCTGTTAATGATGTATACCCTTCATTTAGAGTAACTGGTGTTGAAATTCTACCAAATACAGATCGAAGATTTTGGAAACTTAAAATAGAAACTGCTTCATTGCCATTTACAGAATATGAAAAACATGTTGATAATGTTTATTCTTATGTTGATTATGATAAGAAAATTCATACATTAGAAGATTCACAATTTATGGCTAAATTACTTTCTAAAAACAATAAATTACGAGATGATTTAAAAATTTTGTTTGATGAAAGATCTGGATTTTATTATATATAAAAGGATATAAAGGATGGCAGAGACACAATTATCTAGTCAGATATACCTTTCTCGTGAGTCTATAAGAAGACAAATTTCCGATGAAGTAAAGAACTACTTAGAATTAGAAAATGTAGATCTTACGAAATCATCATTTTTAACATTCCTTATTGATATTATTTCTACTTTAACTGGCAATTTATTATTCTATCAATTATCAACATATCGAGAATTTTATTTAACCAAAGCACAACTTCCAGAATCAATTTTAAATTTAGCAGCATTCTTGGGCTATAATACAGTAGAAGCAACACCAGCTGTTGTAAATGTCTTAATAACAGTACCATTTGGTTTTGATGATCCTTTAGCAGTATTTACAATTCCAGAAGGTTTTGTTTTTTCTGCAGATAACGAAATAGACTTTAAAACTTATTATACAATAACTGTTACTGTTACTAATAACGCAAACGTTACAGTTTTATATCAAGAGGAAAATAGAAGATTTAATCTTCCTGTTGATATTGCTACAGATGGAGAAAGTTTTAGTTTTGCCCTCCCATTAAGACAAGAAGGAAGCACTATTCAAGAATTTCAAATTGATAGTGATATTAGAGAATATCAATTTGTTATTTTAGATGTTCCAATTGATGGACAGGTTTCAGGTATTGTGGTTGAAATAAGAGAGCCAGGAGATCCTGGATATACAGAGTGGGATGAATTTCAAAGTTTATATTTAATGTCTTCTACAGATAAAGGATATGTAGCACGACGAACTGATACAGGGAGAAGATTAACA